GGTTATCAAATGAACACTGAAATCTTCTTCATTCGATGTCTTACCACCCGGCCATACCGTCTCTTGTGTCTTTTTTCCATAAAACCATGTTTTTATTTCCGGTCTAGAAGTCTCTAAAATGTCTATGATACACATGATTGCTTCCTGGACATCATGTTGTTCGTTAGAACCGAAACGCGGAAACTTTTCTCGAAAATGTCTGATGAGTGTTTTAATATCTATGCTATCGCGACCCTTTGTCCAGTAGGATTTGACAAGTTTTGAATATTCATTCGAAAATGCACATTCTCCTTCGTATGGACATCTTAAGAAGAAGTTGCTCAACACAGGGATGTACAAGAGACATTGGATCGCTGTGTTGAAATAGCAGGTGTTCCCTTTATTGTCGAAACCCTTCATTACATTTTTTGAATAAAAAAGGCTTAAGTAAATGACGCAATTATTAAATGTAAACAAAAATCATGGATATCAAAACAATCACCGAAAAAGTCAAGGACGTCTTTGATACACACAAAAATGAAGAACACGTCGAAGTAGAGATTAGACTTGGTAAACACAATGGAGCCTTGTTCGATACGAATGTTGGTAAAGAAACGTTCAACCAAGTTCTCAAAGGCTTGAAGAAGTACACAGGTTGGGAAAAAACTAAGACGAGTACAACTGAAGTGTATTATGATGACGCGAACGGTATTCGAATTTCATCCGATGAAGATACTGGAGAACAAAGTATGATTCAGAAGATTAATGTTGTAAAAGAAGATTTCAAGTGTGAACCGCTCGATGTTCGATTCAGTATTTCAAGGGAGATTCCCACACATGGATCATACGAGATGGATCGTAAGCGCTCCAAGATGCGTCACTCTTTTATCCGAAAGAACCTCAGTATCGACATGACCATCTCGTCGGGTGACAATGTCGACATGGACTCTGAGGACGCCTCTTCGTATCAGATCGAGCTTGAAATCATAAAGCCTGGTGATGTCAAATCATACAACGAACTTTTCAATATACTTCACAAGATTCATGACCTTTCAAAATTAATCTAGATGAGTATTAGGATGCTGTATCTATTACTCATCAGTATTGTTTTGTTTTTCATGTTTGAGAAACGTAAAGTTTCCGAAGAAGTTACAGGATCGAAACATTTTTACATCAGTAACGGTCTTTCAAAAGATGTATATATCTTAATGCACAAAGATGGTTCATCAAAAGAAGAACTTGATACATTTGTTCAGATGGAGGACAAATTTCTTGAATATGAAAAAGACTCTGTGTATACGGGGTCACCACACATAGTTCCGGCGACTATTTTGTCTAATAAAATTAAAGAACGTTTTCCTAAATACAACTTTTCGTACCACACACTACATTTAAAGCAAATCTCAGAACCTAAAAAAGGTATCAATCTAAAGATTAAATACTCATAAGGTCTATGGATGGAGCCAGACATTTGGTTGTTGAAAAACCAGATGGTTCAGTGGCAATAGCATTTAACCAAGATGTTCCACCACCGGAACCACCTGCTTCATGTTAACGTGGTTTTTTAGAATTATAGATATCGTTAACGCGTGTTTCATGTTTACAACTTTCATGTTGGTAGTTACAGGGTGGCCAATTGCTACATATCACATAGTGGTTCATGGAATTCTATCTATTATGATATTTGTCCCGCTCATGGTAATTGATATGTGGGGTACGGCCGTATATCAATTAGGTGTTGCGGTATTATGTATGTATTTAAACTACACTTCTGAATATGTCACTGTCCAGCATCTTGAAGAGATTCCATAAGACCATCTTATGTTGTGGACTTTCAACATATTCCCAGTCATCAACTATAGACATGATGAGTTTGTTATCATCGGGCTCATCATTTTTACGAAAACTGAGGGGTGCATGTTCTCCCTCACTCCTAACATTTCTAATGTAATCAGCAACGATGTATATGATCGAATCCAGAAGTTCTTCTCGTGCCATATCAATCCATGAATTTTTAGATGTTCCCCACATTCTCGTGTCATCATTTACGCGAACACCGTGTTTATAACGTTTCAACCCGAGCTCTAACCGTTCGGTTAGATCCTTTCGCACGCGCATTTGTATTAACATTGTTACGAAACTTTAACCATTTTTTCTTAAAATCGGTCATACGTTTAGCAGTCGCGCGTTTTTTATTAGACTGAAGATTCATCACGAAATTCATCGCGGCCCGACGATATGACTCCCTAAGATTTAACGCGACACCATTCACGTTGACAAGATTCTTCTCTAGGTTGCGTACACGCTCACGTTTCCATTGCTCGACGAGCTTCTTTTTGAGAGCGTCAATATCACGCTTAAAAGGTACACCAAGTTTGTTTGTTTTCTTGATGTTACGAATCTTGTTCTGTACAATCTTGACATCCGGTGTAAGATTGGGTTTGTACCTGTTCATCCACTTAGAACCGTACAGTTTATTAAGATCGTTGCGAATCGAATTTTCATTTAGACGACGTTTTAGTTCAGCATTATTTATTTTCAACTGACGATTGATGTTTTTCTTAATTTCTTTCGTAGCCTTTTTGTTATTCTTAACCTTTTGTTGCATTGCACGAGGAGAAGGGGTATTGGGTACATTTATGTTATTTCGAGCCTTTTCGATGAGTTTACAAAGATCACCCTTCTTTTCTTTTCCAGTCAATGGAATCTTCATGACACCGGCGATGCGAAGAAGTTCTTTGACTTTTAGATTTTTACACAAAACCTTACCTACTTTGAATCGAGCATTCATTCCTGTGAGTGAAACATTGGTACCCTTGTTGATATTCTTGTATGTTACCGTACGAATACCTCTTTTTTTCTTGATCATGTCACATATCTCATCCTTTGTCGCGTCACGAGACCCATTAGTCATTCGTTTACGAAAGTTTACAACACCGAGTGTACGCGCAAATTCCTTGAGTTCAGAAATTTTCATACGTTTACACATCTTGGTGTCGATTGCGAGAGCATTCAACTGGTTTTTTGAAAGTTTCGCCGTCGCTTTCGCTTTCGCTTTCGGTTTGGTCTTCGTTTTTACATTGGGTTTGGACTTAGCTTTTGGTTTAGCCTTCAGACTGTCATTAAAAACACCAGTCACTTCAATCTCACCACTTCGATATAGGCGACGAGTAAATTCATTTCCAAACGTGTATGCACTTTCAAGTGCGCGTGGATTTTTAGCACCAGAAATTTGAATATTACCAGTTTTAGTGATGATGTACTTATGTTCAGTCGACTCTATATAAAGAAATGGTGTGAGTTCGGGTTCATAAGATGCATATGACATACCATATTGCTGAGCCTTCGCAGCGATCGAGGCCATGTTCCTAAATATACCGTTAATTCTGAACTGACCACTCAGGTTATTGTATTCAAACGCACTATACAGGAAGGGTTGTTTTTCTGTGTATTTTTCAACTACGTAACGGCGAATGAGTTCAGGTTGGTTCGAGATATTCGTACCCACGAAACCACCCGAAAAACGAATCTTACCATTCCTGAATAGACTCACAGTCGCACCCTTCGTCTCGACGTTATTTGAGACTTGAAGTTTGATTTGCACTTGGTTGTAGTTTTTATTGAGATCACCTTGTGGACCAGATTCCTTTGTATGCGAAAATCCCTGTTTAAATTGACCATATACACCTCGTATTTCAGTTGTATCTATATAAAGACCTTCACCAATTGGTGACTTAGCGAGTGGTCGTTTAAGAAGAATGGTTTTGAGATCTAACCGCGGTGTTTGACCATATTCTTTATTTACAAGCGCATTGAACATACCGGGGTTCAACTTACTAATTTGAAGATCGGTCTGAGGAGACATAATACCAAAATCTTTCACGAAATTGTTATTCGCCAACAGGTTTGTGTTGATATTGACATTTTCTTGTTCAGCAAGTATATTTTGAATCATTTTTTCGTTGTTCGAGTTTAATACGACATCATCAAATTCATTTGCCAACGGGGAATTATTTTCAAATTGCTTGAAACGACTATAAGTTCTATTGTTCGTGAGACTATTTTGAAGCTTTGGTGGAATTTGAACTTGTCTTGATGGTGAACGGAAAAACTGCTGTCCCTGCGTCACCCTGTTTTCTCTTGCTTTTCGTTCTTGAATCATGGCGACATCTCGCTCAAGCTCTCTCGCGAAATTGTTATTTGAATTTGACGCAGAATCGGGACTTTGTAATTCTACTCCGGACCGACGGACAAATTCTCGAACCGACTGGCTCATATTACTATTGGCCACTATTTTTTTTAAAAGTCCTTCGTAAATCCAATACCCTCTTCAATCACATCTAGACCGAATACGATTGGTTGTCTCGGATATACACGCCCCTTGTATGTGACAACCTCTTCTCGAACCTCGATATCTCTCGAACTGAATGGCCCAGCGTAAAAATCTTGGTTGAACTTTGGCTTCCCGAGATTGTTCGCTGTACAGTGCTGGTTAAACACCTGCACGAAGATCGTCTGAGGAACGAAGAGATCGTCACCATAGGTGATCAAGGTTGACTCCATGAAGTTTGTGAGTGTACTCGCTACCATCGCCACCTGCTTCTGGATGAGTTTGAAATAGGAAGGCACGACGTTCCAAATATCCCTGTTTCTGTACTTGTTCGAATAATCTAAATATGCGCGAACACACTTCAACAAGATGATTGGGAGTTCTCTGTTCAGTTTCTCATCAAGCTGGGGGTCAGCTTCGCGCACCTGCTTTGTAAAGTTCCATGGAAGAATACGACGGAGAATAGACCCAGAATTATCCTTCCAGTTGGGAACCTCATTTCCACCCAACACACCAGGTACATTCCATTCGATGGATACAGCAGTTTTGTTCTTGACTGCGATTGACACATCTTCGCCAGAGACGATCGACTGGAACTCAGCCTGTTCGAGACCTAGATCAGCCTTAATCTCGGGAGCGATAAACATGAAGTTGTCCTTGATGGCGGAAAGACCAAACTTCTTCTCAATGTTATTCGCTAGGACACCAACATCTTCACCTTCGTAAAACTTCTTGAACACCTTCGTAATCAACGTCGATTTACCAGAACGAGCGATACCCTTGAAGAATGGAATAATTTGCCAACTGTCGAGTTCGCCGATATCGTAACACAGTCGACCGCCCATGACGTATGCCCAGTTACACACCTCATCTTCAAACTTTTGATACTTCAGGACCGTATCAAAGTTGGGCGTAGGGATATCCTGCCATCGCTCCAAATGAGAATAGTCATCGAATCGCTGATCGAAATACTTGCATGAGATAATAGTCGGATCTAGGCAGGCAAATTCTTTACTGTCGTAAGGATAGAATCGACAATCATACACTCCACGTTCAGGAATCCATTCCTTACCTACAAAGACGCCATTCTTGAAAGACCATACATGACGACGCTTCTTAATCTCAGGGAACTGTGCATCTTCGCACTTCGAGAGGTTGTCTATCACATCCCGAGCGATGGATCCCTTGCTTGTAAAGTTCTTCCAGTTCGTAAACATGTAATCACGACGGGCGATCGAATATACGAATCGCTCGATGGGAAACTTCGGGTACCACGCGCGCGTTTTGTACCCTTCAGCCGTCGTGATTTCTTCGCAGCAATGTCCTTTGTAACGCCTGTATCCAGATTTGTACAATTCATCAAAGGTAAAAACTAGACACTTCTGGAGTGGGTTAAAGTTTTCGACATCTTCATCATCCATTGTCGAAGGATCGGAAAATCTTGGATACTGTGGTTGTACAGTTGGTGTACTTACACGTTCATAAGAAATGTAGTGACGACGAATGTTTTCAAAACCATCTTCAATATGGAGGATAATATTCGAGATTCGTTTATCAAGACTTAATCCAGATTCATCAACGGATTCTTCTGAGGTTTCACCATTTTTCAATTTTTCATTTTTCATTTTTTTGATATGGTTCCTTAGTTCAACGGCGAAGTCGAGATTTTTCTTTCGAATTTCCTTGATAGCACCAAGGTCTATGTCATTTATCGATACAGCACCATGATCATTAAATGATTTACTTGATATGTACTGGTTATATCCCAGCATTTGATGTCCTAGAAAGTCTTTGTCATGAAGCCCCCATGCATTTTCCAGTCGTTCCAAAATACGAGTTGCATGTTCCTCATTCATCGACCGAATTTGTTGGTTACGAAGTTCCGCCAAAGCTTCATACCTATTTGGGTCCTTGTCGATGAAGTGGGTATTTTCCATTACTCATATGGTGCATTTTTCTTTTAATTAATTTTCATGGCTTGAAGTTGAGCCAACATTTTTACAAGAATTTTGTTTTGGACCTGTATCTGGTTAGAGATATTGATAAGGGCTGTGCATACCGTATCACCATCTTCGGTAGAGAATAAGGAACTCATCAACTCCGCAACATCGAAATCGTCCTCACCTGGGTCAATATCTATCTCGGACCCGGAATCCAAAATTTCTCCTTCTTCAACATCTTCGGGAATCTCGTCAGGGTGGGTGGTCATTATATTTTATTGTGAGAAAAATCGGGGTCGGGAAATGCGCATTCCCCCAGAATTATTTTCTCTGCTTATAGTACAACAACTCTCAAAATGGCCGGTGGTCTCATGCAACTCGTAGCTTACGGCGCCCAGGATGTTTACCTTACCGGTAACCCTGAGGTGACTTTCTTCCAGGCGAAATACAAGCGCCACACCAACTTCGCGATGGAGAACATCGAGCAGACCGTCAACGGTACCGCCGCCGACTCCGGCCGCGTGTCCGTGACCGTCGCCCGTAACGGTGATCTCGTCGGCGACATGTACGTCGAGCTTAAGGTCAAGACCG